CAATCAATATCATAGGGTGCTTCACCAGTATCGGGAGCTGATGTAATAGTATACTCAGGTGCTCTGAATGTACCATCTTCTGAATTAAATGCTACGGGCTGTCCCTGGCAGTTAGGATATGTTGTTTTCTCATATCCAGTGATAACACCAGCTGCATTATATATAGCTGAATATGCATTCAACTTAAATATATCTCCCTTTTCAGAAGAACCAGCAACAGGCGGATTATAATGTGCAAATCCATACTCAGTGGGATTAGTTCCCTTTGTATTATGCTGCGGGTCCTGCCAATATTCAACAGTTCCACCCTGCAGTGTTTTAACTAACTCAGGATTGAATACATTATCATGCAGTGTAATCTCATGACCAGTAATAGTAGCATCCTTAGGCTTCTGAGCTCTAAGTTTTCCCTTTACTACGAGTTTAACAGCATCAGTTTCTTCAATCTGAGGTTCAACCTCAATCTGATTAGCAGTATCAAATCCATACTCATAACCATCAGATGTTTCAATCGTAACAAGATTAACATCAATAGTAGGTATTTCATTTCTTGACCTTACTACACTCATTTCGTTTTACCTCCTTAAAGTGCTTTCTTATAATTCTCATACTCAATTGCAATATAGTGAGCCTTCACTGTGTTATCATAAAAGGCTGGCATTTGCTGTCCATAATCTTGAATCATTGGATAGAGTTTGTGCATTGCCTTTTTAACATCCATAACTAGTACTTCTAACTTACTGTACTCCATTTGAGGAACATAGCATTCTATTGAATACATATCCCTATGAGTACTAAAATTATTATGCCGGTAAGAACCATCATTACTAACTACTACGTAAGGTGATGTACATTCTCCGGTTTTTTGTTCGGGTGCATATACTTCAAATCCCTCTTTTTTCAAATGGTTGTATATATCCTGCCAACGAGAATCAAGAGGCTGAAATTCAGACGGTTTTATAGCCATGATTTACCCCCTTTATACAAACCAATATAACTTTTGTATATCTATGGTGGCCATAATATCATTAGCAAATTTATTGATAGTAGGTTCAATTATAGCATATTTCCTATCATACAAATTCTCTAATCTCCAACCATACCATACAGTATCACCATGTCTTAACTCAATAGTGGTCTGTCCACCATACTGATTACTCCTACCAGATACCTGGGCATGTATTCCTCTCTCAGCAGCTCCACTCCTATTTTTCCACTTATGGTTTTTCATCATCCATACAGTCATGTAGTTAGCCCACTCATCAAGAAGATTACGAAGATTCCTCGGAGCTCTCTTATTAAGAGCTTTAAGACCAATAAGAAGTCCATTATTCTGACCCTCAGCATTTAATGTAAATGTTACATTAACTGAGGTTCTGCCAGTCGAACTCTTTTTTGTCCCTAAATTCGAACCCAGGCCTGCTACCTGTGATTGTGCCATAATCCACCTCCGCAAATGTTATATGAGCTATGATATTCCATTCCATAACATTTACTACACCAACTACTTTGGCAACCTTTCCGTTTAAATTAACCCAATCACCAACCCTTATCATATCATCTTTGCCATCTTCATTTAGAAAGAATAAATCTTCCCAAGTACAAAGTAGCTGAGGAGTTCTTTTCGTTCTCCCTATTCCAGCATCAGCTGGAAATTCAACAATATATGTATCAAGCTGATGGGCTGCAAACTGATAATATACTCCCTTTATAGAATGTATATGTTTGCCTTCATGTATAGGTTCACCAAATTCATTTTTAGCTGTTCTGAAAAAATCAATTACCTTACCACTTCTCTTTATTTCCCTCTTAACCTTGTATAACTCAAATTTATTATTTATAGACATATCAACCTCCAGGTAATATACCAGAATTGAATCTCCTATGAGTTGAGGCAAGTCTTCGGAAATATGAGGATGTATCATCAGTAGTCAAACCACTTAATACTATATGAGAGTCCTCTGCCTTAATGATGAGTAACTCATAAATGGTCTTTTCAACATCCCCATTATTCTTTTCATAAAACTTTTCAATCTCACCATCATTAAAGTACGGTATCATATCCTCACGTACTTCAAGCTTTATCCTCTCAATATCAGTCATGGTTATACCTCCAATTATCTATTCTGGTCAATCCAGTTTTTGATAATATCCTTTACTTCGCTCAACTTATGAGCACTGGAAGTATCAATATCCTTTGCCTTAACAAAATCAGTAACCTCTTCCTTTGTCCACTGAGATACAGGTTTCTCAATGAGGTCTGTTATCCAATCCTCATTTGAATCACCAGAAATATCAGCTAATCTTTCAGGCTCTTTTACTTCCTTTTCTGAAACCTCAGAAACTTCTTCAATCACGGGCTTTACAGATTTAATATCCTTACCATCAATAATATGGTAGCCTTTACTCTTGTAAATTGTATCGAAAGCACCAAGACTTACATATCTTATAGCTCTGCCATTACTTATCTTTACCATTTTATTTCTCCTTTATGAAATATACCCATAGAGAATATACCAAGCCGACTAGGCACATCCCCTATGGGTTAAGCCCGTCATTATTACGGGTTTGTATCAATTATACCAACATGGTCAGCCTGTTCCATTGAAGGCAGACAAATCATAGAAACAATTGTCTCTACGTTTACCGGGTCAACCTTCTTTGTAGTAACAACTGCTACACCAGTATCAGTAATAGCTACATTAGCTGCTGCTCCACTCATAAGGTCACTCTCAGCAGGTGTGGTACCAAACCATGTCTTACCAAGAGGTCCTGCAGGGAATACAACGAATGTATCAGCCGGCATAAACTTCTGTGTATTACCATCTTCATCAGCATAGCGCATCTCGTTTACATAAATTGTAAATCCGTCAAGCTGGTCCGAAATATGCTCACGAACCATCTGATTTGTAAGAGCACCAACGATAGGCTTGATAGCATAAATCTGATTCTTAATCTTCTGATTGTTACGGATATGTCTCCATACAGCGTTATCACACATTGCACGAGTAACAACTACACCAGTCCTCTGGTAAATATCTTCCTTGAGCTGCCTTATATCCTCAACAGGGTCAGAATTTGTTTCATCAGACCATTTTACCTTAGCATCAACCTTATTTGCATTAGGTATACCATAATCATATTCAAACTGCTGACCATTATTAGCCATAACGATAGCACCAGTAGTAAGAGCCATCATTCTCATCCTCTCACGAGAAGCTCTTGCACCACGAAGAAGTGACATCTCATCATCAAAAATTCTGGTCATTACAGTATTGATATAAGCCTGATTACCAGTCTCAAGTACCATATTGAGCTGCTGACGAAGCTCTTCATCAATGTACTTACTCTCTTTGAAGAAAGGCATCTCAGTTTCAAGCTTCTCAAAACCAATTCTCGGACGAGGAATAGCTGCTGCATCAAATGCACTTGTCTTGAGTACTACAGGGAGTCCACGAGCACCCTTTATCCAGCTAAGATTAAGTCCAAGCTTTTTATCAACGGGGAAAAGTTCCTCAGTAGGATAAGGAGCCTCATCCTGTCTAAGCTCTTCCCAATATGCTACTACTTCAGTAGCCATTACAAGGTCAAAAATACTCATTATTCATTACCTCCCTTTTATTAAACTGCCATGAATGTTAACAGCGGAGAAGCACCAGCAATAGCTGAAGCACCAGAAATAGCTGTCTTAACATCATCATCAACTCTATTAAGGTTAATAAAACCAAAGATAAGAGCCGTACCATTGGCAGCACCATCAGTTACATCAACATCATGAAGAAGAACTGCATTCATAGGAACTGCAGGGTTACCACCAGCAGCTGCCTTGGGAACCTCAACCGGTGTATTTATATCTTCAAGATTTATACTTATGGGAGTACCAGCCTTAGCAATCTTCTTTGTAAGACCATTGCCTGTTACCTCAACTCCCATTGTCTGTGGAACTATGCAACCAACAGATTCCTGAAACTCTACATTTGCCAGAATCTGTCTAACATTGTTGTAAGAGTACTTTCTTACACCATCTCTGTTTAACATCTTATGCCTCCTTTAGATTAACCCCAAAAATTACTCTTTGGGGTTCCTGTCTTTTTTGCTGCTGCGAGTTTAGCTGCAAGACTTTCTTTTCCACTTGTACCACCTGCAGTTGAACCCATTTTAGAAATACTGGTACCAGTTCCTTTCTGTCCAGTCTTTCCATTATTATTTGCCGAATCATCAGAATTAAACCAAATAGGATATTTAGTTTTGAGTTCCTTAAGTGCACTAGCTAAATCAGTGGTTTCATTAACCTTAGATATAGCTACAGTTATACAATCATCAACATAATCGGATTTTACACCTGCCTGTAATGCTTCAGCCTTAGCCTCAGCAATCATAGCTCTTCTTTCAGCATCCGCAACAGCTGCAGCCTGTTTAGAAGCTACCTCAGCAGCTTTCTGTTCCTCAGTTTTCTGTGCCTCAATGAAAGCCTTAAACATTGAGATTGTCTTGGTATCATTAGGGTCAATTCCAAGCTCTGCATAAGCAGCTGCCTTACCCTGTTTCTTTTCCTTTGACATCATAGCAGAAACCTGATGCTGTGTAA